TATCATGGTGGCACTTGCTATAATATCGGAACATTAACCGCTAGAGGGGCGTTAGAATACGCCAAAAATAGGAGAAGCACGTTCAGTTGGTGTCAGGCTTGGTGTTGGGGTGAGTATTGTGAATCGCTTAATCAATCTTCACTTCAAATCACGCAAAGAGGCAGAGGAGAAGCATGGAGAATGCCAATTTAAAAATAAAATTAAAGCAAGGAACCATTAGGAATGATGGAATGGTTTTTTGGCAATATTATAAAACTGGGAAAGAGCGTTGGGTTTCTAAAGAAAAATACAACGAAATAAGGCAAAAGCATATTGAAAAATGCAAGAAAAGACGGGAAGTAAACAAAGAAAAAGACAAAGCAAGATGCAGAAAATATAGAGAACAGAACAAAGAAAAATTAAGTTTATATTTAAAGGAATGGAGAAAGAAAAACCAAGAAAAATGCAGGCATCTTAAAAATTCTTGGAGAGATAAAAATCGAGATAGATTTAGAAAAACGAGTAGGGATTATATTAGAAATAAAAGAAACAGTGATCCTATATACAAAATTAGATGCAATATTTCTACACTGATTCAAAATGGAATAAGAAATCTTGGTTTTTCTAAAAAAACAAAAACGAGTAAAATACTTGGATGCGATTATGATTTTTTCAAAAAATATATTGAGAATAAATTTAAAGATGGGATGACATTTGATAATAGAGCAGAGTGGAGCCTTGATCACATAATCCCTATATCTCTTGCAAAAACAGAAAAAGAATTGATAAAATTAAATCATTACACAAACTTTCAACCATTGTGGAAAATCGAAAACATTAAAAAAGGAAATAAACTTCTAACACAATTTTGAAACCATGACCCCAAACGATTTTCTTAAAATTCTACTTGAGGCAAGTAATAAATGTACTGATCCAACACCAAAAGGATGGTATTCTAAAAACGAACTTTGCAAAATGTGGAATGTCAAAAAAACTACCTGTAAAGAAAGAATTACATCAGGAATAAAGTTAGGTTTGATTGAGAGAAAAGAATTCTATGTTCCAAACGTCAATGGAACGCTATTTCCTGTCCCTCATTATTTTTTCAAAGATTCAAATAAAAGAAAAACACGTTGACAATATAATTGTCTTAATGTAATTGTTTAAATTCTTTCCTATGGCTCAATTTAACTGGATTCCAAGTCCTCAAAGTTCTACAAATTGCGGTTGCGCTCCATTGAATTCAATGGATTGCAATTGGCCCAATATCGGAGCCACTGGAGCCACAGGCCCAGCAAATGGGCCAGTAGGGGCCACAGGTGCAAGCGGATCCAATGGATCTGAGGGGAGTACTGGGGCCACTGGACAAGGAAGCACTGGGGCCACAGGCCCAGTTTCCCCTGCTGGTGGAGATAGGTGGGCATATACATCAGACGGAAGCACACTTATCTACAATATAAGTGGAGCAATATCAACAATGTCAACTGCGTTCCTAGTTGCATTTGATGGTGTCTTTCAAGACCCGAATGATTATTCAATAACGTCAGGAACTCCATATACAATCACGTTATCAACAGCACCAGCGATTGGGGTTGTTATTGTAATTGTATCTCTAAATGGTATCCAAGGATCCACAGGTGCAAGCGGTTCTGCTGGAGGGGCTACTGGGGCTACTGGAGGTGTTGGAGCCACGGGTATTGGTTCTCAAGGGGCAACGGGGGCAAGCGGTTCTGCTGGGGGAGCAACTGGGGCAGGAACTGATGCAATTTTCTTTTTAAATGGTCAGACAGTAAACACATCTTACACAATACCAACACTTCAAAATGCAGGTACATTTGGCCCAGTCACAATTGATGTTGGAGTTGCTGTAACAATTCCAAGCGGATCAGTTTGGACAATAGTATAATTATTACAAAAATAATGCTTGCATTAACAATATTCACAATTTATTTTAAAGGATAATACCTCATGTCTTGCTCTAACTCTTCATCCACTTGTTGCCCAGACGTTCCTTACCCGTCAGTGTCCCCAGAATCTGTACCTTCATTGATTGGCAATCTTGTCTATGCACTTTATGGCACAATCGATAAGACTATAATTAATGGACGTGTTGTTTGGGATATCCCCTGTGACCCAAATAACACTGCTGAAGTAGATCAAATTCCCCGCGAAGAAGGTGAGGGTTTGCTTTGTTACTTGCTTCGTGTCTTTGCAAATAGCCTCGATGGTTATGGATCGTTTTTGCGTTGGGGATTTACAGGAGCAGGTCAAACTGATTTTACATTAACTGGAGCATGGCAACCTGATCGTAATGCTTACTTGGCATATATTGATGGTGTAGTACAAGATCCAATTAACTACACGATTTCCACAAGTCTTCCGAGAGTATTAACATTTTCAACACCAATTCCATCTGGATCAGAATTAACTGTCATTGAGCTTTCTAGCAAAGCTGGAGCCACTGGTGCTAGTGGCGTTGTGGGCAGCACTGGGGCCACGGGTTTGCAGGGATCCACTGGAGATGTGGGGACTACAGGGGCCACGGGTTTGCAGGGAAGCACTGGATTGGGTGCTACTGGTTTGACAGGAGCCACAGGCCTTGACGGAGCTACTGGCTTGCAAGGCGCAACTGGTTTTGGTGCAACAGGTTTGACGGGGGCCACGGGTTTGCAGGGAAGCACTGGCTTGAAGGGAAGCACTGGTGATGACGGAAGCACTGGCGCGTCTGGTATTTCCCCAGTTATTGTTCGTCAGAGTTTTACAGCACATGATATCACGCTTGGATACAAGCAATTTTACTATACCTCAACGCCCCCTATTGGGTGGACATACGGATCTAGACTTCGTGCAGTTGCCAATTCTGCATATCCGTGGGATTGGGTTGAGGGAATTGTCATTGAAGTAAACAATTCTTGGGTCAAGCTGCAAGTAGACAAAGTCCAAGGCAGCGGAAACTTTGCTGATTGGATGATCGGTCTTTCTGGTGATGGTGGATTGGGCGCGACTGGAAGCACTGGGCCACAGGGAACACCGGGCGGGGCTACTGGGGCCACTGGAGAGACAGGGGCCACGGGCATCGGATCCACTGGGGCCACGGGTTTGGACGGAAGTACTGGGGCCACGGGGATAGGCAGTACTGGGGCCACAGGTTTGGACGGAAGTACTGGCGCAACTGGTTTGGATGGAAGCACTGGGGCCACGGGTTTGGATGGAAGTACTGGGGCCACAGGATTGTCTGGAGACAAATATACAACCAGTTCAACCACTTCACTAACAATTGCAACAGGAACGCAAAGTCTAACTGTTGATACTGGACTTGCTTTAAGCATCGGTCAATCTGTCATTATTGCAAATAGCGCGACTGACCAGATGACTGGCAGCATCGTTAGTTATAACCCATTGACTGGAGCATTGGTTGCTAATATTACTTCCATTATTGGTTCTGGAACATTTTCAAGCTGGAGCGTTTCGCTTTTAGGCGCACCCGGACCTGCTGGTGCTACGGGTATCGGCGCGACTGGAAGCACTGGGCCAATCGGCTTGGACGGAGCGACTGGAGCCACGGGAGACGGAGCGACTGGTGCTACTGGCCCCATTTCCCCCGCTGGTGGAGATCGTTGGGCATATACCTCTGATGGAACCACCCTTATTTACAACATAACTGGTGCGATTTCCACCCTTTCAACTGCGTTCTTTGTTGCATTCGATGGCATCTCGCAAGATCCAAACAACTACACAATCACGGCTGGAAGCCCATACACGATCACGCTATCGACAGCACCAGCAAGCGGAGTTGTCATTGTTATTGTGTCACTAAATGGCATTCAGGGTGCTACAGGCCCAAGCGGAGGCCCCAGTGGGGCCACTGGTGCTACAGGTTTGGATGGAGCGACAGGCCCAGTTGGAGCCACTGGTTCTAGCACAGGAGCAACTGGGGCAGGAACGGATGCCGTGTTCTTCTTGAACGACCAATCTGTGAATACCGATTATTCAATCCCCTCAACAAAAAACGCAATGTCCGCTGGGCCAATTACAGTTGCCGCAGGAGTGACTGTGACAGTACCCGCAGGATCAGTATGGACAGTAGTATAGAAAATTAAAATTATGCCAGTAACAATTAACGGAACAACAGGAATTACGACACCAGCAGAAAATACTTCTGCACTTACAGTCGGATCAATTACAGGAATCCTCAAAGCGACATCTGGAGTTGTATCACAAGCTGTAGCAGGAACGGATTATTTAACATCAACCTCTGGTGGTGCAATCACACTTAAAACGGCACAGACTGCATCTGGAACTGCTGTTGACTTTACTGATATTCCATCATGGGCGAAGCGTATTACTGTGATTTTTAGTGGTGTTAGCACAAATGGAACCGCTGATGTTAGGGTTCAACTTGGCTCTGGGTCAATTGACCCATCTGGGTATATTGGGTCATACACATCACAAGGCACAGGTAATGTTGTTAGTGGAGTAATTTTATCTTCTGGTTTTGTTGTTGGAGGAGGTTCTTTAGCAGTTGTATTTTATGGTGGTATTATTATTACAAATATTTCTGGGAATACATGGGTTGCTTTTGGAAATACTGGAAGAACAGACCAAGGAGCTACATTTACTGTTGGTGGGTCTAAAACACTATCAGGAACCCTTGATCGTCTTCGCGTAACAAGCGCAAACACATTTGACGCTGGAACAATTAACATATCTTACGAATAATATGGCAACCTCATTAACACTACAAAACGATGCGTCTTTAGCGCAGGGATACATCCAAGTAAACGGAACGACCTCTGCGACATTTACGACGAGTGGCATTACAGGAAACTTGGTTGGGAATGTCACTGGCTCACTTACTCAAGGTGGTTCGCTTACACTTGCTACTGCACAGACTGCATCTGGAACTTCGGTTGATTTTACTAGTATCCCAAGTTGGGCGAAGCGGATTACTGTGATGTTTAATGGGGTAAGTACGAACGGAACAAGCGTCATTCAAGTTCAGCTTGGAGACTCAGGTGGAGTTGAAACAACCAGCTATTCAGCTATGGTTTCAAATGTACAAACTACTTTAAACACAACCCGTGGCGTAACGGCAACATCGGGGTTTATTTTGCAACACGCAGGCGGATTAAGTGAAGTTATTTTAGGCGGGGCTGCAGTTTTTTCATCTTTTGGTTCTAACTCATGGGTTTGTCAAGGAGCTTTATATGTAGATGCTGCTGGTTTAAATACCCCAAGCGGTATAAAAACACTCTCAGGGACTCTTGACCGAGTTCGCATCACTACAGTCAACGGCACAGACACATTTGACGCTGGAACAATTAATATCTCTTACGAAGGATAACATATGCCAACACAAATCACATCATCTGGAATTACTTTTACCGACACAACTACGCTGACGAGTGCGAATATCGGCACAGCACAACTTGTTAATGGTTCTGTCACCGCAGAAAAACTTGGCACTACAGAGCAGAGGCAGATTGCCAAAGCATGGGTGAATTTTGATGGGACTCTTTCTACACCTATTACTCCAAGAACGCAATACAATGTCTCCAGCGTTACGAAGAATGGAACTGGTAATTATACTGTGAATTTTGCTACGCCAATGAGTGATTCTGCATATAGTATAACTGGATCAGCTGCAAGAAGTGGAATATCAGCAGCGGCTGGAGCTGGGGTAGATGTGACGGCAGACGATATTCAAACAGCAAGAACACAATCAGCGTTTAGAGTGGTTGTAACAAGAAATAATGGTGATGGAACTTGGGATACTACTATAGATTCAAGCCAAATTGGGATTCAAATCTTCGGAAACTAATTTTATGTTTATCACCTACCCACAACCAAACGGACAAGTAGCTATCGTCATTCCTACTGGAGACGTTAATGACGCAATTAAAGACGTTCCAGCAGGAGTAGAATACAAGATCGTTGAGTCAGTTGACATTGACAACGACTACTTCAACGCATACGAATTTGACGCTGAACTTGGCGCAAAGGTAAACATTGAGAAGGCGAAAGCTATCCACCTCGATAAGTTCCGTGTTGCTCGCGCACCTAAACTTGCCAAGCTCGACATTGACTTTATGAAGGCAGTCGAAGCTAACGACGAAGTGAAGAAGGCTGAAATCATTGCTGCGAAGCAAGCATTGCGTGACGTTACGCTGACTGTGCTTCCAGACGATCTTGCTGGTATCAAAGCCACTTGGCCTGACATTCTTAATTGACATTAATTAACAACAAAACTAAACTAAAATTATGGCACTCACAAAAGCAACACAAGCAGTAATTGCAGTAGATATCTGTACAACGGATACGGCACAGACTATCACTGGCGTTAAGACGTTCACTAACGCGATTTCTGCACCTAACATGGTCACAACGGATACGGCACAGACTATCACTGGCGTTAAGACGTTCACTAACGCGATTTCTGCACCTAACATGGTCACAACGGATACCGCACAGACCATCACTGGGGTCAAGACCATTTCAAACGACACGCTTATCAACGGACTTACAGTTGGTAGAGGTGCTGGAAATATCGCATCAAACACAGCTAGTGGTGCAGGAGCATTAAGCTCAAACACAACTGGCAGTGATAGTGTTGCTATTGGTTCATTTGCTCTTTCTTTAAACACAACAGGCCAAAATAATACAGCAATTGGACAATCTGCGTTAACAAACAATAATGGGAACAACAACACAGCTTGTGGTAACGATGCTTTACGAGCCAACACAACTGGAATTAATAATACAGCGGTTGGTCAAGGTGCGCTTTATGCAAACACAACTGGAGGAAGCAATGTTGCTGTTGGACTTTGTTTGTTGGCAAACACAACTGGAGGAACCAATGTTGCTCTTGGATTCTCTACAATGTCTGCAAATACAACTGGAGGAAGCAATATTGCAATTGGATCAAATGCACTTGATAGTAATGTAGCTGGAAACTTTAATACAGCACTTGGACGAGAAGCACTGCTAAGTAATGCTGGTTCATCTAATACATCTGCACTAGGATACCTTGCTGACGTTACTGGTTCCAATCAAGTTCAACTTGGAAATGGCTCTACAACAACTTACGCCTACGGAGCAGTCCAAAATCGTTCTGACATCCGTGATAAAGCTGATGTCAAAGACACAACGCTTGGACTTGAGTTTGTAAACGCACTTCGGCCAGTTGATTTCAAGTGGGATATGCGTGAAGATTATCGCGCTAAAGCACCTAAAGCCCCAGAGCAAGATGCTACAGAAGCGGAAAAGGCTGCATATAAGGTAGCAAAAGACAAGTGGCTTGAAGACGTAAAACTTGCCAACATCACTCACGATGGTTCCAAGAAACGTAACCGCTTCCATCATGGCTTGATCGCTCAAGAAGTAAAAGCAGTTTTGGACGCTAAAGGAATTGATTTCGGTGGATTCCAAGATCACTCTGTAAAAGGTGGGGATGACGTTCTTTCTATCGGTTACGATGAACTTTTTGCTCCAATGCTCAAAGCAATCCAAGAACTCTCCGCTAAGGTAGCTGCATTGGAAGCTAAATAATATGCCATACGCAAAAGAAAAATACGATCTCCCCTCTGGATTCACTGATCTGGGTGAAGAAGTAAAGCCAATGTCAATGCCAGAAATGGCAATGCCTAAAAGCGATTACCATTACCCATCCCTCTATTTTGAGAACGCAGAGGGTCTTAAAAACCTTCCAAAAGAGGGAACCGCTACCATCTACTTCCGAAAGACAATGGAGAAGGATGAGACTACAATGCGCGATGGCAAGACCGAAAAGCGGCATTGTGTTGAGTTGTGTATCTGCGGCATTAAATCCAATGGATCCTCCGAAATGGACATGGAAGACGAGATGGATGATGAAGAGGCTATCGACTCTGGACTAGAAGAGGCAGAATCCGAAAAGAAACCAACAACTAAAATCGAGATTGAAATCGGTGGCGAGGAAGAGGAAGATTAATTTATATGGCAAAACCAACAACTGAGGCAGTAATGCCCGAACCTGCAATGGGAATGGATCTTCCCGAAGACATGAGCGGAATCCCTTCTCCAATGGCAGAAGAGGGTGCTGTAACTATTTCTGTAGCCAAATCAAAATTTGACGAACTCCACGGAATTGCCATGCAACTTGCTGGAATCATCGATGCTCTTGCCGCTGACGTTGAAGGTCAAAAAGCCATGACTGAATCACTTGAAGGACAAGTTCCCGCAGCCGAAAATGCAGCAATGGCTAGTGAAGAAGATTTTTTGAATTCTATTGCATCCGAAGGTTCCATGCGCTAATATCACGTCATGTTTGTCGATCAAATCTTTGAGGAATGTGCGGAGATTTTAGGAACTACTGACGAGAAAAGAGTTTACCGCAAAATCACGCAAGCAGTCCAGACTCTTATGGAGTCTGGGCATTGGATGCAATCCACTGCGGACGTTGACGTTTGCACTGGTTGGGATGGTTGTACTATCGCTCTTCCCCGTGGAATAGACGTTCCCCTTGCGGTCAATGTAGATGGTTCCCCAGTCTACTTCCGCAATCGTCTATTCCAATATCATGTCAATAAAGGTGGTAAATTCAACAGTGTTGAGTGGGCATGGGATGACCGAGGCTATGTAGCTACCTTGATGCAGATTATCCAACCCTCGCAGTTGGTTGCGATTGCTGAAAGCGAGAATGACGTAGGCAAGATCATTCGTCTTACTGGAACTGACTCCAACAACCGAGATCTTCGTAGCCAACTTAAAGACGGAACTGGCGTTGATGGTCTTCTAATCCCAATCCATTCGCAATCTGACTTTGCTTACGGAACAATCGCTCCAGACGATGCCACTGTCCGCACACGTGAGGTTGCTGTAACCCCGATAGGCAAGTTTGTGTCCGCAACCCCTCACACGCTTGATTCTGGGCAAGGAATGGCTATTACGTCGATTTCTGGCACTATCCCAGTTCCACTTTCCAATGGTCAGGTCTATTACATTGGTGTTCTGGATGCGTTGACCATTCAAATCTACAATGACTCTCTTAACGCACAGGCAGGTAATTATCCGCTTTCCCTCCAAAGTATAGTAGGAGCAGGGCCATTGAAATTCCTAGACTCTAGGACTTCATTCGTTACCACTGCTCTTCAATTCGCGTCTGCTCCTACTGTCGAAATAACAACAGCAAATCCGCTTACATTCCCATCTGGGCAAACTTTGCCTATTGGAATTCGTTCTGGAGTTACTTACTTTGGAAATCTGCTGGACGCAACGCACCTTCAGATCTTTAATTCTATTTCTGACGCTCAGGCAAATGTTAACGAGGTGCATACGACTGGGTCAATAAATCCAATCCTTGCCGATATCCGCAAGGAAATCGTTCCAGAGACAAAGTTGACATTCAGTGTAGATCACTTGCTTACCCAAGGTGATCAAGTCCAAGTTTTCACATCTGGTGGAACGCTTCCACAACCTCTGTTGTCGAATCAAAATTACTTTGTAAATATCGTAGATACAAAAGCGGTTTCGATCCATACGACACAAGCGGACGCTCTTGCATCTTCTCCTACGAATTTTGTAAATCCAATTAAGATCACATCCGCTGGGGTTGGTACGATTTCTCTCATTAAATTAATTCCAGCATCTGCTGTGGCAGGAGAAGTTAGTCAGATCACCGCACCGGGTCTTTCCATTGCGTCACCATCTGGATCAGGAGCAAACTTCACTCCAATCGTTGTTGGAAGTGTTACCTCTGTTAATTTGTCTGATCAAGGATCAAGTTACACAACAGATCCAACAGTAGTATTTTCTGCACCACCATCTCCACCTTCTGGAAGCACAATTTCCGTTAGAACGGCAACTGGATATGCTATTCGTAATTCAATTACCTATCAATTATCAGCAATTGTTATTAATGATCCGGGGTTTGGATATACAATAGCACCATCTGTAACAATTTCTGCTCCAACAATCCCAACAATTTACAATGTTACAAGTTTAATTGTTTCCGCAAGCACATTAGTTACAGCAACAACACAGGGAACACATCCATATAGAACGGGTGACATTGTGTCAATTTCAAATGTTAATAACGCTATTTTTAATAATGAATTTCTAGTAACTAATACTGGTGCAAATACATTTACTTTTGAATTGCCATCAACCGCAGTAAATCCATCCCCGGTTGTGCCACCATATTTTAAAGCCCAATTAAAAATTGGAACGCAAGCCGTTGCAAACGCAACAATTCAGACATCGTTTGTCGTTGGTTTCACTCAAATTTCTGGTGGTTCTGGATATTTAAATGCTCCGCAGATTGAAATAACTAGTGGTGGTGGTTCTGGAGCAACAGCAACAGCAAATATTTCTGCTGGAGTTGTAACTTCACTTAATGTTGTTACTAGCGGAACTGGCTACACAACTCCACCTACAGTATCAATCACCCCATCCACTGGTGTTTTTGTGCAATTCTCTTCGACTGGCACACTTCCATCCCCATTGCTTTCTGGAACCTCTTACAGGGCAGAAACTCCATTGAATTCATCGACTGGAGTTTTTACAGTTAAGAATGCCGATTTTAGCAAGATCAACATTACATCATCTCCAACTGGAACATTCTATGTTGTGCTATCTCGCGTTTTCGGAGTTTCATTCACAAACAAGTGGCTAGGAGATTTCACAAATCTTACAACTCCAGAAACGATTTATTGGGGAACCGATTATTTGTTGCCAACAACCAGTCCCGCGATTGATAATGGTGCAACTCCAGCATTCCTAAATGTATCGTCTACGTCAGTTGCTAGAGCATATACCACCTCAGCAAATGCAATTGCGGGTGGAACAACGGGTCAAATTAATGTGGTATCATTCGGAACTGGTCAATCGTACTACGCAAAGAGGTTCTCTGTCTCTCCGCTTCCATACAACGATCTAATTCAGCCATCTTCCGTGCAATTCTTGCAGGAAAATGAGACTGTGAAGTTTTCAACGAGCGGAGTTCTGCCTTCTCCATTGGTTGCTGGAACGGACTACCAAGTTAAGGTGATTGGAGATAGTGTTAATGTATATTCTGCATCAGTTCTGGTTCCGATCACAACCCCCGGCACTGGTCAATTGTCGCTAGATATTCAACGCACATTCACGGCATCCCCATCTACAAGTATTGTTGCTGACGCTTCGCTTTACACTACTGGTCAATCTGTGACTGTACGAGCTGATTCAGGTGATGTGCTTCCATCTGGTCTTGTGGCAGGAACGACATATTTTGTTCGTCGCATCGACAATGATGAATTTGAGTTGTACACTACCAAGTCACAATCTCAGAACCTAACTAGCACAACTGGAAGGATTTCATTTTTGACAAGCGGACTTTCCACGGACAGCAAGTTCTTCGTCGATGCCATTCAAGATCCAACCTTAGTGAAAAGTGTCGCTAATATTCAAAAGCCAATCACGGATGGGTTTGTTAGTTTGTATGCAATGGACTACGGACGCAGCAACGATTTGACATTGATTGGTCAATACCACCCACAAGAAGTCAATCCGCAGTACAGAAGGATTCGCATTGGCAAACCATGCGCGTGGGCAAGAATTGCCTATCGTATTAAGCCTCCAGTTATCACTTCAAAGTACGACTTTATCCCGATTGAGCATACACGCGCAATCATCACTGCTGTACACGCTTGTGATCTTGAGGACAAGGACTTTGCTGAACAGGCATTGCGTTACTGGGGCTTTTCTTTGGCATACCTGAAGAATCAGCAAGAACACCAAGATGGTCACGCTTTTGTTCCACCACAAATTAATGATTTGACCTATGGTGATGGAACTGATCCAGTTATGTTCTAGCAATGAAAAGTGAAAACATTACATCAGGAAGACTTAAAAAAGTCTCATCAGGATGGCTGCAAGGAGTTAATTCTGTTCGCAACCCTTGGTTATTGCCTGAGAACCAATTCAAGTGGGGGGTTAATGTAACTGTCCGTGGAGGTATCGTGCAAACAAGGCCGGGGCATAAAATGCAACTCTCCCTTCCCGCTGGCAACTTCCAAGGTGGTGTTTTGTTTTCCTCTAACAAGCAAAAAGAAGCGGCTATCACACAAGATCGGGATGGGGTAATTACAACAACTCCAGCTAAAATCTTCGACGTGGATGGAAATGGTGTTGTTGCAAGCGAGTTGTCTTACATGGTTTTTGCTGTAAACGGAAACGTCTACTTCTCTCCATTTCCTCTAGTCCAGCCAAGCAACTGGGAAGATTTTCGGCTGAAAAACATTGCAATGTCACCAGACGTTGATCAGTTCGTATTTGCACTTGCCACACGTTCAGCAAACCTATCGACTGGATCTCAAGAATTCGCTACACCAGCGCATCGAATTGTAATGATCCAAGACGGCATTTCATACCCTTCGTACTGGGATGGTGCTGATAAGGCAGGTGTTCAACTTTCCACGATCCCCGTTGGATACTGGATGGCATACTCTGGAAACAGAATGTGGATTGCCGATAAAAATATCGTACTTGCATCCGATTTAGGTGATCCAACCTCATTCCAAGAACGTACAACTGGCACTTCCCGTGGTGACTTTAGCTTTTCACGTCCTATCACTGGCATGACAAGTTATGTTGGTCAAGATACGTCAACCCGATTGATTGTCTTTACAGACCGTTCTACCTTCCAGCTTAAATCAGGCATCCTTGATCGAGATCAATGGGTTACTACTGAAAATTTCCAATCTACGCTTTATCCAACTGTTGGGTGCATTGCAGGAAAATCAATTGCTTTCCAAGCAGGTCAAATGTGGTGGTATAGCCAAGGTGGTCTGATGACAGGTGATATTGCAGCGACATCGTATCTGTCCTCGCAGGTGCTGTATAAAGATGTTGAGATGGCAAGGGCTAAAAGATTGATGGCATCAGACCCAACCAAGATTTGTGCCACGGGTTTCGAGAACTACTTGCTCTATTCTATCCCTTACTTGCAGACATTAAATTCAGACACGATGGTAATGGACTACGCTGCCGCTTCCGAATGGGGAAGTGGGGAAAGCAGGTTCCCAGCATGGGCTGGAGTTTGGACAGGCACTCGTCCAGTAGAGTGGACTACAGGTGTTGTGGATGGACAATCTCGATGCTTTCATTTTAGTGTAGACTACGCAGCAACGAATGATGGTTCATTCAACCACCTATGGGAATCATTCCAGCCAGAACGAGTGGATTCTTATTTGCAGATCAATCCAGACAAAACCACAACCACACTTTACAATCGGATTTACTCGCAGTTTGAAACTCCATTGCTTGGTGATGAGATGGATTTAAAGAAGTTTGTCTATGCTGAGATCGAATCAACGCAGATTGGTGGCACAGTTGATCTAAAAGTGTCCTACAGGGGCAGCAAGGGGTCATACAACTCGATCTTAGAGAAACGCATTCTTGCAGTCACTGCTGACTACCAGTGGGAAAACACACCATACGAATCGGAGATTAAGAATCTAGGGTTTTTGAACTCCCAATACAGAAGACTTACGACTGAATCCGCTCAACGCAATTCGCTTGTTTCAACGTGCGAGTCATACTTGACTGATGATGTTGATAAGGCATTCTCGTTACTAATCGAGTGGTGCGGTGAATTCGGAGTGGAAATTGTTCGACTCTTCATGGATCCTTGGCAGGAGAAATCCACTGGTGTACCGCAGGGTGATGAGACGCAATCGTGCGTTGTTGCACAAACTGGTGAAACATTGTCGATTGATTTACTTCCGAATCCATACGAGCAACAATCACCAAACGACAACTCATATATCGCGAAGGTTTGGAAAACTGTGACTTCGATCTGTAATGCTGATCCTACAAAATCGATTTCGGCTACGGCATCGGCAACATTCTTGTCTTACATCAGCTTTGAACACGCTCAAGAGGAAGCAGGAGTGCTTGCAATGCAATCCGCAACCTCCGCTGCTCAACAATTTAAAGCGCAGAACCCTTGTTAATATGCCAAGCATCACCACAGCAACCAAAGAGGTCACTAGCTTCCCAAACAAGTTCATCAGTCCATTCGGTGATGATCCCGTTGTTCCCATTTTCTCGTCAATCCCATTCACGACTGGTCAAAATAATTGCTTGCCATGCGCGGTGTGCGGTAGTAACTCTACTCGCAACAATATTCTGAAGGCACAAGCTGACAGATTTGCTAACTATACACAAACCATAGCCAATCCAGATGATGTTCTGGTTGGATTTAATTAATACATATGAGGCCACAAATTGAATATAAACTTGTTCAAAAAGGAACTAATGAATTCTTGGAACTTGTTGATTTTGCTGAAGAATTCGATCATAAGATTATAGAGCATCCTAATATTAATGTTTACGCACATTATCGAGATGGTGTGCTGTTTGGATATTCCGATCATGTTTATATGCCAACTGTGTATCCAGCATTCCATCCTAAGTATACAAGACCGCAAGATGTTATACAAGTTATGAGCGATTGGAAAGCGCACTCACAACTCTCCAACTCACCGGGCTACATTGGTGTGCCATTAAAGGATGAAAGACCTAACTTTACAAACGAAATAATCAAAAAATTAGGGTTGACTCCTCTCAAAAGAGAAGTTTACTCTTTAACTTAATTAAACTTATGGGTGGCCAAACATACAAACCAGCAATTCAAAAGCCTAGACCTGATCTTAACATGATGATGGCATCTGAGGCAAACAAAGGAATGTATGGTGGCCTTGCGTCTCAAGGCAGACTACTTGAAATGGCTACCCAGTTAAAGCCAATTGAGCAAACATTTGATCCATCTGCGGTATCTAAACAATCTTTTGAATTAGGCATCGAAAATGCCAATCGCGCACGTCAATTTGAAGAGTCGGTGGATCCAGCAACAGCAAGGATGCGAGCAGGAATGGGTGAGACTGTTGAGAAGCTAACCTCACCTGAGAGTTGGCAAGACAAGTTGGGACAATGGGCAAAGACAAAAGGATTGGCCCAAATGATGGGAACTGGAATCGACATGGGATCCACTATCGGAAAGTCTGCAATGTTTGATCAATCCACGGCACAGGGTAGGCAGATTGCTTTGGAAGACTTGGCACTGCGTCAAAAGTATCTTGATGCAACTCAAATGCAAGGTGGAATTGACCCCGGCTCATTGGTTGCGGCCCAACAAGCAGCAAAAGGTCAGAACCAACAGAGTCTCCAAGAATGGCAACGTGGTGTCCTCTCTGGAGCGCAAGGACTTGGACAAACAGCACAGGACGCAATTAACCGCTCGATGGGTAATATCCAGTCTGCTCACACTGCCAATGTTGCTGACACTCAAAATTATAACAACATGATGAACCAAGTTATGGCACAAAACGCGCAAAGCAAAAATGCCGCAATGGGGTCATGGATCGGAGCAGGTGGTGCAGTTGCTGGTGCGGCTACTGCTGCAATTATTATTTGATGAAAAACCTAATACATAAAACAATCGATAAAGCGGTTAGTTGGAACAAACAATGGCCTAATTCGGTCATCTTTTGGTCTGGTGGAAAGGACTCAACTGTCCTTCTGCACTTTCTAAAATTCAAATGTGGAATTGATCTTCCTGTTGTTCAATTCAGGCAACCTAAATTCCGCGAAAGATATGCGTATTCAGACAAGCTAATCAAAGATTGGCAACTATCAGTATATGAATACCCAGCATTAAAATATGGTCTTTCTGATGGGCCTGATGTCGAAACTGGTGAGGTTAGATTTGATTTACTGCATTACTTCCCTTGGGGCAACAATAACATCGTCCTCTCTTTGGGAACTGAAAGACCTAAAGTAAATGAACCATTTATGTGCGGTGTTGATGACTTTTTAATGCGTCCTACTGGAACATTTAATTTCCCGTGGAACGGAGTCTGGATTGGCACTAAATGGTCAGACACTGACCTAATTAAGGGTCACGTCCCATTGTCGCAGGATATTCGTCACGTTGACGGAAGTCCTGTCTCTCTCTATTTGTTAAAAGATTGGAATGACGAGGATGTTTACGAGTACCTAGAGGCAAACAACGTAAAGCCAGACCCAAGTCGATATGTCAAAGGCAAGCACGGATGGATGAACAATCCAGACAAGTCACTGAACGCTGACTTCTATCCCGTCTGCCTTAATTGCGTGGATCGCCACCAAGGGCCACACGTCGATTGTCCAAAGCTAAAAGCAAAGATAACTAACATTTCACATCTAGCACCTTACGATGACATCGTAATACCAGATTTAGGATTTAAACCAGTGAATTGGAATAACAACGGAGAATAACACTATGGGTGGATCAAACGCAGCAAACGCAACAGGAGCAACACAAACGCCAGTGGCTAATAGCCAATATGGTGGAATTGTAGGAAGCATTTCTAATGCACTTGGTCGAACAGGTGACTCCGCGCAAAATTTATTGGCAGGAAAACTAGGAACTGGAGCGCAACCTCGACCTGATTACAATCCGCAAAAGCAACAGCAGAACCAAATGGGCGATGCATTGAAAGACGCATTTGGAAAGGTTGGTCAAGCGGCATCTTCTCCATATGATCGTGCGGCTAAATCACAATCTGATTCCGCTTCAGCGTGGTCTGCCATGCAACGTGGAAGTGGTGACGGAAGTGGCAGTCTTGGTTTTTCATCTATGGGTGGATATGATGTACCAGAGGCTGGTGATGAAAAAGTATCGCAAGGATGGGCAGATGCGTTTAAGTCCGTTGGAACTGCTGCAATTGGTGCTTATGGCAACAGGTTTGGCAATCAAGCAACATCCCCCGGAGGTCAATTTAATCCATACGCTCAAGTACGCAGACCGCTTTAATATTAATGGACGATGAATACGACTGCGAAAAGTGCGGTGCTTGTTGTTGCTTCAAATGGTCTTGGCCTGTATTGCGACGAGATCGATCTGATGCGACTGGTATCCCGAAAGAGATGCAAAGGGAAGACTACCCGTTAATGAAAACGACTGACTCTCGATGCGTTGCCTTGGACGGAAAAGTTGGTGAAAAAGTGTGCTGTATGGTATATGCTAACAGACCGAATTCTTGCAGACAATTCCAGCCGGGGTCTGATTTGTGCAAAGAAGCAAGAAAGAAATTGACAATTTGAAATATTAAATGTATTTCACTAACAACAAACCTAACAATTAACATTAAAATTAAGGAGTAATATTATGGGAGGAGGAAAAATGCCGAAACCAGCACCAGCACCAGACAACACCGCAGTGTTGCTTGAGCAAATGCGTCAAAATAAAGAAGAGTCATCCCGCGCTCGACGCGAAACGGATCTTTCTCAACGCAACG